TGAAAGATCTTTAGTTCCGTATTTTTTATAATAAAATTGTCTTGAATATGCTTCCTTCAATTTACTTTCTACTTTTGTATCTAACGTGTTTAAAATTTCACTTTTATTTGCAAAAGTAAATGTAAAACTTTGTAACGATTCTTCTGTATATAGAATACCGTCATCTGCAAAAACAGATATGTTTGAGTAGGCTCCTGTTGGATCAATAATTTCTTTCGCTCTTGATATACCAGAAGCACTTCTGTTTAACGCTCTTACTTTAATAATATCTTGTGACGCACTTAAAGGCACAACATTGTAGTCTTCTCCAGTGATCATTCTATTTTGAGAATAATAAACTTGTGGTGCTTTTTCTCTGATTGAGTCATTATCTTCAGACTCACTAGCATTGTAAATTGATCTGTTAAGACCTGCTGTGACAGTAAGAGTTTGATTGCCACCGTCGGCATCTTTGTAATTTAATTCAAACTTAATATTTTTTAGATCGTTTGGTTGAATACTGTATCTCGCATTGTCACTTGTTCTATAGTACAACCTAAATGTACCTGTTGGAATATTTGCAAAATTGCCATCGCCAAATACCAGTTCTACTTGATCATTTAATCTTGTAAGCACACTGTAAATATTTCTCTCTGTTTTACTCAAAGAATTATATATTACATTGTTTCCAGAAGTGGTTGGCACTTGAGACCATAATGCACTCGGTTGACCGAAATCATTTAATTGCCATAGCCATACATCGTCGTTATTAATGTTGTTAATATTAATTTGTTTTGTTAGATTTGTAACTGCTTGGTTAACTGTAAATTCTTCATAATCTAGACTCCCTTGTTTGAAGGAGACAAAAAATCCTGTGTTGTTTGATGAATCACCTGCTCCGTCGGATCTATAAATGTAACTAAATCCGGAACCAGGAATAGGAGTGCTTTCAGTAATACTAGATCCTGTTGCTATTGTTGATGGTACAATTTCAAATTGTCTGTTTATTCCACTTACAGATCTGTTAAATGTAAAAACAGGAATATCAGTATTTGTTGATGTTGTTGTATAAACTTCTGTTTTGATTCCTCCAACGGTGCCCGATTCCAATGGTGTGCCAAATGTTTGACCTGATAAATTTACAGCATTAAGAATTGTTGTAAAATGTTCTCTGTAATTTGGGTTTGAAGCATCATTCCAATTAACATTCAATCCTGCTAAATTTGTTCCTGAACTATCTTTGACATCTTGTGTTGTTTGTAAAGAATTGATCTTTAGTAAACCATTGGCACTCTTGTTTCTTTTAGCATTATAGTTAATTAATCTTGCTAATCTTAATATTGAATTTCTTCTTTCTGCTGTCTCTAAAAAATTTTCTCTGGCGTTCAAATCTACTCTGAAGGACAATGACTGAGCAATGTAGGCAATAAGATCAAGAAGTGCAACATACTCAGAAGATTCTGTAAAATCGTTGAAATCGTCTGGATAATTTTCTCGTAGATATGATACCATTGTTCTTCTGATGGTTTCAAAATCGTAGGACTTAAAATCTGCCTGCTGGAATGCAGTATAGATCTTTCTCCAATCCTCTGCTACTAATAGTCTATTTTGTCTCTCTGTTGTGGCCATAACGTGTAATACGAATATTTATAGTATTAATTATGTACGTATATTAAGATAGACTTACTGATGAATTTTCATCGAACTTGAATATAAGTTTTTCGGTAATATCATATGGCAGATATGTTAGAGAACATTCTACAGCAATACCGTGTTCATATTCACTGATATTGATTTCTTTTGTAGAAAGCCTAGGATCTGCATTCAAATTTGCTGTGATATCATCCGCAATAGCCTGTCTTAATGCTTCAGTTAATGGTTCAAATATAGCATCGTATATAATTGTACCAAATTCAGGATTTTCTACTCTTTCACCCTTTCTAACAGATAGTCTGTTAATTAAATCCTGCTTGATTAGTTCAAAGTCATACAATTTGTAATTTGTTTGATCTGATTTGGAACTGAATCCTCTGTATATTACTTTATTCGTTGCCATTAAATGTCAAAAACCTTTCCACTGCTTTTAGATACTGATCCTAAAGTTTTACCTGTATCTGCTATCACTGATTTTACTTCAGTGACACTTACAACGTTGTTCCCAACTGTTGTTTTATACACAGCATTTGATATATTTACATTAGATGCACCCTTGGGTACAAGTGATTTAAGATCTGGCATATTAGGAATATTCTTATTGAACATATTTGCGTCAAAATTTGTTGATAAACTTTCGACCTTTCCTAAAGTTTTAGTAATCATTCCGCCGATCTGTGAATCTGGGTTCTTGATGTCTCCCAGTAAGTTACTAATTGATGCAGTTCCGGCCTCAGCAAAATTTCCAATTTTACTGCCAATATCATCAAAACTCAAATTACCTGTTGCTTTCTTGATGTTTGTATTAACTAATTTTGAAAAATCTCCCGACTTGCTCATTACAGCGTCAGTATTTACAAATACTTGATCTTTAAGAGCCGATGCGTCTATTGGAGCCGATTTTGAAATACTTTGTATATCAACCGATCCAGTTGTTGCTTTGACATTTGATGTTTTAGATTTTTTGTCAAATGTTTCTGTTGGTACTCCATACGTAGAAGCATATTTTGTTAAAAATTCATTTTTCGCTTTTTGAACTGACTCCAAATCGGTAGAATCTTTAAGTCCTTTTTCTTCTAAGTAAGCATCTAAATCTGCTTTTATTTGTCCTGACCTTACTGCAAAAATACTACTTGTCCTGTTCAATTGTGATACAAATTCTGAACTGCCGGGACTTGCTGAATTATTTTTCCAAATAGGATCAATTTCATTTTTTAAAGCAGTGACGTGTGGCTCTAAAATATTTTTCAAATCTTTTGCAAACTCTTTTCCCATTTCGGCATTGTAAAATCCTTGCCCAGATGCACCCGCTGATTCGATATTCTTTTTATGAATTTCTTTTGCGTAATCTGGATCGTAACCCTTTGTACCTTTTATGTTAGTTCTTCCTGACATCTATTTCCAAGGCTGTTTGCCTGCTCCTGTAAACATTTTAAGTCCAACTTTTTTTCCAAAGTGTTCTGCATATGGTTCGTGTGTTGGTACACGCATTCCGTCCATCGAATCATTTGCTAATGGACTTGATTTTAATGGTTGTGCTAAACCTTTAAGTGAGGTATTGACATCTGCAATTGGCACAACAAGTGTGTTAGTACCTGATGGATCAGTGGACTGCATATCTGTTCTAATCATAGTAGTAACTATTTCACTGTCCGCCGCAATTGAATTCATATGTACTTCGGTCCCTGCCATGTGTATATCACCACCTGAATGATGTTGTTGACCAGATGCACTGTAACTTAAAATATTACTGTTGACTGCTTTGGTTGTTATAGATCCATTTTCTGCATGAATCATAATATCGTTGTCAGACATGGCTTGTATTCTACTACCATCCATTACAAGTTTTCCGCCTGCTTTCATTTTTATTTCGCCGTCTGCGTAAAAACTAATATTAGCGTCGCTATGAAAATTCATATTCGTGCTTGACCTTACATTAATACTGTTGCCGGAATAGATATCTATAGTTCCATTGTTTGAAAACTCCATCCATGCTTCACCTGATCCGTTTGCTATGTAAACACAACCTTCTGTGTCGTGTAATAATATTTGATGACCAGAACTTGTTCTCAAACGTACAAGATGATTGTCTCCATTATTATCACCGTCATCCATAACAAAAGTGTGTCCTGGACGTCTTGAAGTATGTACATCTTCTAGTGCGTCAGTTGGGCCAAGTTGTTTTGTTGGTTTTGTTTTATCTACAGGACCCGGGGTGCTGATACCAAAAACATTACTAGGAGATTCTCTCCTTGCAGATGATGATGTTGTTCCCCTTACTGTGTCTTGGATTAGGCCTTGTTCCCTTAAAGTCTCTGCAAATGGATGTATAGGCTTTTTAATATTTTCGTACTTGCCTCCTTGTTGCGACCAAAAATTCCTATTTGCCTCGCCTGCAGGCACATAATCAGTTCCATAAGTTTGTTCTTTTTTAGTCTCTGCTTGACTCTCGTCTGATGTATCTACACTTGTCTGCGTTGATGCACCTAGACCAGGAACCATGTGATTTGTGTAGGAATCCTGTACGCAACCTATCCAAAATGCATTTGATATTTTGCCTTCAGCAAAAATTACAAGGACTCGTGTATCGATATCGGGTGGCACTGCCCACATACCATATGAATGCTGACTTTCATCATAACTGTATGGTTTATCTTTTCCTGTAACCTGAAGACTTTTTGCTCCATAGAATGGTGTTAGATATTCACAGATTATTAATTCATTTGATTTTGTGTTTGGTGCTTTTGCTAGGTTTGGAATCACCACACCCAATCTTCCCATTTTTTCAGGGTCTTTATTTTGCTTGACTATTCCTATGTAAGGACCGGATCCAACGGTACCGTAGGATTGATCTTTACCCGGTGCTTTGGTTGTGAAAACGTCACCTGTTAAATGTATATTTTCAGCCATTATAATCCGCCTCTTATTCTGCCTGCCGCATCAATATCAGTTACGTTGTATGCTTTTGGTTTGGCATCTTGGTAGTTAATCTTCTCTTTGTTAATTAATGGTTTGGCCGATTTCTTATCGCCTTTTTGATTATTCATTCTCACCATCGTAAGTATTTGAGTAAACTGACCATTATCGAAAGTGCTTTCTACTCTCGAGACCTTATATAAACCAGAGAACTGAATTTCTTCCTGAGATTTAAATTTATAATTTCCAGATACCTCGTCGAAGTCTGTAGGATATCTGAAGTGCAATGTTACTAACGGTTCTCCTTGGTCAAGGTCAAACGCACCTTGTTGTTCGTCCCAAACATTACCACCATATGACCCAACCCTTTCAACTTTTTGTATTTTTCCATCACCCATTACTTTGATAGGTTCGGCATAATGATCACCTATAAACGAAGGGTCTCCCATTATCTTCATTTCTACTCTGACCATAAAGCCAGTGCCATTTATAAGATAATCAAAAAATTCTTGCGTCTTATTACTTTTATCTGCACGTTGAACTGCATCTTCTGTACTACTAATGCCAGGATAACTTCTTAAAGGTAGTTCTGGTTCTGGATATCTAGATTGTCCATAATATAAATTAGCATTAT